CTATCCCCAACAAGTAAAACATCATAACAACTTGGGCCACCAGAATTACCTGTACAAAGAAGTTTTCCTCGTTGCCATTCTAATTCAGACATATAACACTTTCGACCACATCTTGCACAATAATGTGCTGGGTCGAAATTTGTTTTACGTCTACCGTAGGCCACTTACAATCCCCAACCAGAATCTACACCAGAATATTCTGCCTTTGTATCTGCGCTTGAAACTGTTGAACGACCAGATTTACCATTAGAAAAAATTTTAGTAATGCCTTTTCTAATTTCCGAACCTAAATTATTACCACTTCCACTTGATTTAGATTTAGAATTAGAATCGCTAGATTTACTATCTGAGGCAATCCCCTGTCCAAATCCTTTAGCAAAACCTTCACCAAAACTCATAATAAAACCTCAACTTTCAATTTATTTAAATGGGGTCGGAAAAGGAGCGCGATCCGAAACCAACCCCATCGGCAACAATAAAACTTTCCGGTCAGGAGGTTTATTGTGCCAGCTAATAAAATAAATTACTTCCTACGGTCCGTTGCTGCCAAAAACGCCCTGCCACCTAAAGCAACTTGCTGACATTCTCATACGGGTTTTTTGTTTAACAGCATCCGTATCAAAATCATCATCGAAATCGGTGTTTGGCTTTTCACGCATCCAAACAGTCAGAGCAGTATACTGTTTATCAGCGAATCCAAACCAAGCACTACCAGAAGTAAGATAATTACCGACAAGGAAATGATAATCTTCTGGCAAAAGTGAGTTAGCAGTGTTATCCGCAGTATACGGTTGACCCGTAGAACCGAGAATTTCACGAATAATAAAGACAAGTTCCGGTGGGATCAAGATATGCCTGAACTTTACATTAATTGGCATACCTTGGTTATCCACCATACGATTAGCATAGTTGGTCATAAGTTGCAAACCAGCTACACTCAAATCAATATCCGTCGGTGGACGATTTGGATAAGTTCCAGCGGCACTAATAATATTAGTAAGACCTGGTGCAATATTAGTAGCCTGAGAACCACCTAGAAGATAGTGCTGATTATTAAAAAGTGCCTGACCATCAAACGTCAAAATACCTGTCGTTGACGAAAAGCCATTATTAATAATATTCCAAGCCACTACTTCTTCAGTAAATCTCGTAGAACGAGCGAGAGCCTTTGGACCAGTTTTAATCAAACCATACTTATCATCATCCCACAATTCTTTGGAGGTGCGAATACCCAAAGAATAAGTAAGATGCGTCGCACGTCTAGAAGCACCCTGAATCATATCATTATAGACGGTTGACGAATTTTCTGGTTTTTCTTGCAACGGTCCAACACCAGCCATTTCCAATTCTTGTTCAAATTCAGAATCCGAAGATTTGACATTAAACAACATTGGATATTGCTTTTCCCGCTGCTCATACTCATCAGCGTCGAGGTAAATTTTCTTCAACCCCGGCACCATAAGCTGTGCGAAATCACCACGTACTTGAGTCATAGATAATTTATCCTCGATTATTATGCGTAAAGCTGTGGTGCAACAATAACAATCCTAGCATGACCGTTTGCAAGCAAACCATCTATAGGATTAAGTCCTACAACCTGAGCACAAGTATTTGTGCCTACGGTAGTTTTTGCAATATCAAGATAACAAGTACCGCCGGTATCAATTGTGATGCCATATTGAGTTCCAACATTTGCTTGTGTCAAAGCGTAAGTTCCGCCTGATGAAGCATCTACTTGGATTTCAAAAATTGTATCAGAATTAGCAAGCAAAACAAGAGTTCGCCCATCGGTCATTGGAGTGCCGAGAGCAATATTTACTGCATTCGGTTGATTAGGTACTGATCCGTAAGTTTGAATAGCTTGGTTTCCACCAATCTGCCCAAAAACTCCCGGCGCACCTGCACCATTAGTTGCTAGGTTAGAAGCAGGAATATTAGAAAAACCTAAAATCCCATTCTCATAAGTTGTACCATTCCAAATCGCTACATACCCTGTCGTAAGCTGAACTGGAGCCCCACTAGGAAATGTCTGCGACGCTTTTTCTGGAATACCATTAGTTTGAGGAGTATTTCCAGAAGTAGTTTGAACTGGAATGACAGGAGAGTGAACAGTTAGATTTGCAGCCATTAAAGTACATCCTCCGTTTTTTGGTATTCCAGAATTAATTTAAAACTTATAAAAATTAAAAGGGTGCATTTACCTCAATTAAAAAACTAATTAATCATCTAGACCAGGAACATAAACTTTGAGTTGGTTTTGAGCCATATAATCAGCGGCGGATTTTTTATTGGAACCTCCGGTTGGACTATTCAGCAAAGCTTTTTGAACAAAAGTCTTTAGTTTTGCCGAACTAACTTGTGCTACTGTACGTTCATAATTCCTACGAAGCTGTCCAAAGTACTTTTGTTTAGGCAATTTCATAAGAATTACATCATCATATCTAAAATGACCATTTTCGTCAATAGTAACTTCAAGATGACAATTAATATCCAAATCTATCTTCTCCACATAAGTCCAACCAATTGCCATCATTGGTCCAAGACGACGTGGAGTTTTATGCACCCAGCGAGCTACGTAATTTTTGTCATTAAGCTCAACATTCAAATAATCCGGTACACCATGATCAATTGCTTCAATTGGAACATTAAGATCAAATACATCATTTTCTGAAATTTTTGTCCAGTTAAGTTCAACTGGTTGTTCTGGTTTATTTCCAACTCGAACTCCATTTTGACCTTGAACGAGTTTTTTAAGTTCTGATTGAATATAAGCGGCAAGTTCTGGAGTTACTTTATCTTCGGGAATTGGAATATCTGAAGGTGATTCAGTTTGTTGAACTTGCGCTTTTAGTTTATCAGCTTCTATCTTTTCTTGTTGAGCTTTAGTCAACTTAGGTTGAAAAGCAGGTTTAGTCGATTGTGCTGGGGTAGGTTGAGTTAAAATTGATTCCGGTTCTTTCCCACCAAATTCATTCTGAATTGCGTCTAAATCATTCTTACGCACGCCGAAAATATCATCCATCGAAGATGCTACTTCGCTCGACAAGGGTTCAAATTTACCTTCAAGATTAGCAAGATTAGGATCAGGTGTTAGATTTTGACTAGACATAATTCATCTCCCTCGCCTGTTTACCATAATCTTCTTCAGTAATTCCCATCGCTTTAGCAGCTTTCTTTTGAAGTTCAGTCAATTGAATAGTATCTTTATCTTTTGTCGAAGACGAACCTGACGTAGTAGTTGAAGTCGCTGCAAATCGCGACTTCAACTTGCCATCTTTAATTTCTTGTTGTTTACGACCAAAAGCTACATAGTAACAGTTTTGGATGGCGTCAGGATTTGTACGACTCTCAAGAGGTAATCCATCAATTAGACGATCTACTTCAGACTTAAATTCTGGATTAGCTTTGTCATAATACTCAAATTTATCGGGGTTGTCATCGAAAAGTTGTTTACGAAGCAACTGAGACTGAGTATTGATTGTTGCTGTAGTTAGTCCTCGTGATTCGCGCTCGAAAATTAATTTTGCAGCTTTAACTGGATCTTCCAAAGCAAGTTCATTCAATTCTTTATCTTCAGTTTCTTTTGTCTCATTCGCCTTCTTAGCCAATTCTTCTGCTATTCTACGACGCTTCATTGCATCTTGTTCATCAAGGAAAGAAGTTAGGCGTGTATTTGTTTTTTCAGTTTCTGTCTTGAATTTTCCGAAATCTTCTTCAATCTTGCCAACTTTTTTAATTGACTCTGTGACATTTTTAAGCTCAAGTTCAGCCTGTTCCTGTTCTTTAGGATCAGTTGATTCTTTCTTTTTTCCAAGCAAATCTAACCAATTTGGCATATTAGTTGCGCTCCTTTTCTTGTATTCCAGACCCCATAAC